TAGAAGAATACGATAAACGTAAGCTAGGCGAATCTTATCAAGTGTGGACGTCAAGATATAACGCAGTGGACAGTTATGTTAGCGGAAATATGTACACGTACTTTGGTGAGTCGGGTCGAGGAAAGTCTGTAATCGTAATGGCGGAAGCGATAAACTTAGCCATGCAAGGCGCTACCGTTCTATTTTGGTCGTTGGAAATGGCGTGGTACGAAGTTATGGTACGTGCGTACACAATGCTTTCAGCCGACAAGTCCGTATGTAAGGCATTTTTTAACGGCATGAATTTGGACGCAGGTTTTGACTCTAACGCTATGAGACACGGAACGTTAACAGAGACAGACGAGGACGCCTTTAGAGCGTTTCTGTCCAATATGAACGAGGAATTAAAAGGAAACTTAATTATTCGTAGTGTGGACGACGAAGGCTTCCCCGATCGTTCACTTAAAGCACTTATGAATGACGTAGACGAGACGGTGGCTGACGTTGTTATCATTGACCCGTTCTACTACCTGTCTTATGAAAAGAATACGTCACGAACAACAGGCGGAGACGCTTCGGAAACTAGTAAGGCGCTACGTGCTTTAACAGGACGTAAAGAGATTGTGACGATCGCCATCACTCAATCAGACGTAGATGATTCGCAAACAGTTGAAGGTACACGCCAATTACAGCTACCAAAGAGATCAGACGTTAAGAAGACTAAGGCGTTACTAGAAGACGCAGCGATGTTAATTGGCGTCGATACGGACTATAAACAAGGTATCGGACGAGTCGGTATCGCTAAAGGACGTGACGGCGGGGAAGGCGATATTTCGCATTTGATTTACGCACCCCAATACGGTATCATAAAAGAAGTGGAAGTTAGAGAAGACGACTTTGACGATCTTCCCGATACTTCACAATTCTAAGAAGGTGGCGACGAAAAATGGTTAAAGAAGACTTATCGACAATCGAAGTTGGAAAACATCGTATCCAACTTAATATCGAAGAAGATTTACGAGAATATAGTTGGGAAGGCGCTAAGTGGACGAGCGATAAACTTATTGCGTCTAGTCCATTCCGCAAGGACAGCTCGCCGTCATTTTACGTAGGTCTGAAAGGTGAATATGCTGGCGTATGGGGCGACAGTGGCGCAATCGACGAGGATATGGCGTCGGGAAACTACGTTAAACTGATCGCACATCTTAACGGTATTGACTACATCGACGCTGCGGAAATGCTGATCGAGAAATATGGCGTCATTTATGAAAAAGAAGAAAGTGACGAAGGAACGTATTATAACTTAGGTGTGCCGTCAGTGTCGAAATTGACCGAAGAAATCAAAGTTGACGACGGCAAGGACAGCGAAGAATTTGCTAAGGTAAAGGAAGGCTTTACGGAAAGTGTGTCACCTTATTTAAGTAAGGTGCGTGGCTTGTCTGATATGGCTCAAAAGATGTATGGCGTCGGATATAACGCAGATATTAAGGGATACAGCGCTATGGCATGGTGCGACCCTGACGGAGTAGTACGTAATATCAAATACCGATCGACTAAAGGTAAAACGTTCTTCTACGCTAAAGGCGGTAAGCCTGTTAAAGATATGGTGTACGGTATCCATCTAACGAATGGGCGCAAATTGGACGAGGTAATTATTTGCGAAGCAGAGATCGACGCAATGAGTTGGCAAACCGCTGGTTACGTCGCTTTGGCTTTAGGTGGGTCGAGTATTAGTCGGACGCAGTTAGGTATTATCACGGCATACTGTCAGACCGATAAGCTGTTATTGGCTGGCGATAATGATGAGCAAGGACAACTCTTTAACGAGAGAGTCAAGCATTATCTCGTAGGACTTTACGATGTTAGGACGATCGATTATCCACAAGACGTTAAAGACGCTAACGATGTCTTAATCAAGTATGGCGTTAACGGAATTAGAGCTTTAGTAGAAACAGCTAAGAGTGATGGCTTAAAGATACCACGTAGGACTTATTAACCAAAAGTAGTTAATCGCTTGCTTTAATTTAGTTAGCGTGTTAATATAGTATTTGAGGTTAGCGCTTCTAGTATCTTATCTTCCCTCACGTTGATATAGATAAACGGATAGCTTCCTTATGAACGGGGATAGCCCTAATAAATACGGTCATTTACTTAGTCGTACTTGACCGACAGTTTACGTAAACTCTACGTAGGTTGTCGGTTGGGTACGACTTTCGTGTCGTCTCAATAGTAGTAATTTAAAGTTTGCTATAACAGATCACAAAATGGAGGAATGATTTATAATGACAAGCATGACAGGCGTAGACGCATTAAGCGCTTTAAACGCAGAGCAAGGACAAGACAAACGAAACGAGTTCACATCGTTTAAGGCAGGTACTAAACTTTTCGTGAAGGTATTAGGCACAGCAGACGTCGCTGTAACGTATCAGTATGGTAGCTTCGAGAAAGGCATTAAGTCTTTCACGGCTAAGAACCCGTCAACTAAGTCGCCAACAGGGTATCCTACGGACAACTTAACGTCATGGGATAAAGTGGCTAAGTATTACGCAGATAAATCGGAAAAGTTCGGCGACGAGAACTCGCAGAAGGCATATCAATTCCGACCAAAACAACGATTTGCGTTAGGCTTTTACGATCTTGATAAAGGCGAAGAAATCGTCATCGACTTATCTAAAACACAAGCTAGAGGAGTAATGTCCACAATTGAGCGATACGGTGAGCGATTGAATGGAATGGCTTTCGAGTTAGAAAAGTCAGGCGAAGGCTTAAAGACGCAAGTCACACTTATGCCTGTACTTGATTTAGAATACGATCTAACGGAAAAGCAAAATGAAAACTTTAAGAAAGCGCCTGAATCATTCGACCATAGTAAATTTGAAGGCTTATTGTTTGAGTCTGACGACGCTGACATGGCGAAGAAACTCGTACAAGCAGGCGTAGATCTAGGCTTGCTAGATGAGTTAGGTATTGATTACCGTAATGCTGTAGAGGATACCGACGCACCAAGCGATGACGAGGACGCAGAGTACGGTTTCTAATTTCAACGAGTCACGTATAATAGCGTGGCTCGTAATTTTGTCCTTATAGCTCAAACGGATAGAGCAACGGTCTTCTAAACCGTAGGTTGCGAGTTCGAATCTCGCTAAGGACGTTTATTAAATAAGGAGAGTGCGCTATGTATCAGTATCAATACGTAGAACCTAGCGAAAAGTGTAAGTGTAGTAATTGCGGACATATTGACAATTATCCCGATATGTTATATGATTATGCAAGCGATGAGGTATTTTGTAAAGAAAGCTGTTTAAAGTCGTGGTTAATCAAAAATATTGATTTCGTCATTGAGTCGTATATTTGCGACAATGTGACGTAATGTAGGAGAGATAATTTATGCGTATCAATGTCAAATTAAACAAAGATAACCCTATTTTTAGCGCTTCTGACGAGACGCTTAATAAAGCGGTAAATGTTAAGAAGCTACACAACGAGCCTTACGAAGAAGCGTGGGAACGTGTGCTAAACATGAAAAACTCTAAGCTAGATCAGGAACGCTTAAAGAAAGTCAAAGCGTATATGGACGATGGGAAGATCGAGCGTGATTCCGAAAAGACGTCACGCAAGTTTTCTAAAAGTGAAGCTCTAACGATGTATGAGAAGATTAAAGAAATCGAAAGAGAAGCGATCTTGAACGACATGGTCGCCAATATGCCGTCCAATTACGAGCTAGTGACGAGACGTGAACGTTTGGACGAAGTAGTTAATATCTTAATGCGTGAGAGTATCATTGTATTTGACGTAGAGACGACAGGTGTAGATGTATGGTCGGATAAGATCGTAGGACACGTGTTGAGTGCGACTAGTATCGACCAACACTTTTATATCCCGACAGATCACGAAGATACTAGCGTAAATCAATTGGACAGGGAATACGTAGCCATGAAGTTATCGCCGATCTACAACGCCAACAGCATTAAAAAGATCGCACATAACGCCAAATTCGATATTCAAATGTTATGTAACGATTTAGGAATTAGACTAAAGGGCTTGCATTGGGATACGCAAGAAGCGCAAAAACTACTCAACGAAAATGAAAGAACTTACGCTTTAAAGCCGTTAGTATCTAAATACTTGCGTGATAAGTCATATACATATGGCGATCTTTTCGGAGACAAGCCTTTCAGCGCTGTTCCGCTAGATCAAGCGTTAGCCTATGCGTCTAAGGACGGTGACGTTACGTGGCGATTATACGAGTTCCAGCGATACCATATGAGTAGGGTAGGAAACGTTTTGAATTATTTTGAAACGGTAGAAATGCCGTTAATGTCAGTGGTTAACGATATTGAGCTTATGGGATACGAAATTGACGTAGAGTATGCGGAAAGAGTCGCTAACAAACTACATACAGAAGCCGATCAGATGGAAAAAGAAATCGTAGACGAACTCAATAAATACTTTTGGAAAGTTGAAGGAAACGAAGACGAGCCTATTAATATCGGAAGTCCGTCGCAGTTGCGGAAAGCTATTGAAGGTGTGACGGGAACAAAAGCGAAGTCCGCTGATAAGGCGACTTTGAAAAGTCTCGCCAAAAAAGGATATGACGTATTCGGTAAAATATTAGAGTTTCGTGACCGACGTAAGTTATTATCTACGTACTATGACGCTTTACCACAACTTATCAACGCAGATACAGGACGTATCCACACTCGCCTTAATCAGAATGGCGCTAAGACAGGACGGTTTAGTTCAGGAGACAGTAGTACAGATTGGGCTTTTAACGTACAAAACCAATCAGGCGAAGCTAGGGAAATGTTTGTTGCGCCCGAAGGTAAGTTGATCGTTAACGCCGACTTTGCTGCGCAGGAAGTACGTATCATCGCAAGTGAGTCAGGCGAGGAAGTCCTATTAGACGCCTTTGCTAGAGGAGTGGACGCTTATGCTACGTTAGCCAGCAAGTTCTTCAACAAGCCTTATGAACAGTGTTATAAGTTGCCGAACGGAGACGACACGCCTGAACGTAAGAAAATGAAAGTCGTGCTACTTATGTCGATGTACGGCGCAAGCGATCACGGCGTAGCGCAATCCTTAGGAATCAGTAAGGAAGAAGCCAAAGATTTCTGAGAAGATTTCTTCGATACATGCGATAAGATCGCACGATTCATCGACGACACTAATACGTTTGCTAAGCAGAATGGCTATGTATGGATAGGCGATAAGGTACGAAAAAGACGTCCTCCCGA